ACTTAAATCAAATTGTTAATATTAATGCCGCACTGGCTGCTGGTGGTTCAGGTGTTCAACTTAGCGGATTCAATTTTGGATTCCGTGCTAAGAACGGAAATGGCTGGGACAATGGACAACAAGACTATCTAGATGCCTATGTTAAATTTTACAATGCAAGTGGTGGTTTAGCAGCCACTTATGATTACGGGCAATACACTAACAACAAATACAACTGGACTCAATTTAATTTTACAGAAACATTTAGTAATCCCATAGCGGCCACAAACTATAGCAACGCTCAGGTAGGATTTATAGGTCGTGATACAAATTATTGGGTAGGGCCTTACGGACCAGAAATTACTAATGTTAGTTTTAGTCTAAAATATAGAGTAGATCCTTGTACACTTAATCCTGCTTACGCACCAACCTGCGCAGGATTTAACAATATAGTAACCAGCGGCAACCTGTTGAATCCAAATTTAATGTCTAACGGCAATATAGTTTACAATTCATTTGCTATCAACACAGCACTTAAAAGCTCCGGAGCCGGCGTCGATGTGTACGGTTTTAACTATGGTTATAATTATAGTTTAGGTAACGGAACAAGGACCAACGAATGTGTAAGTTGGGATAATGCTTTTACCTGCGGAGCCTACTTAACTAACAATCCAACTGCTGAAGTAAGAGTACGATTAACTGACAGTAGTAATAATGTGGTTTACAGTGCCTCACAGAGTAGAAGTTCTCCTAATACTGCGGAAAATGTGTCTTATCAATTCTTACTTCCCTCAACAACAAATTCATTATCTTTAGGCACATTTACAATGGGTGCGTCGACCACAGGTAATGCGGCGGTTCAAAATATGTTTGTTAATGCGTTATACAAACCTGACCCTTGTATAGTTAATCCATTGTCTAGCCCTAGTTGTCCAGGCTACGGAGCAGCATATGCAAAAACTTTAATTGCAACGGCCGCAGCAACACCGGCTCCTGCGGCTCCTGCATTAGCAACACCGAGTCCAGCAACTGTTGCTACTGCAAGTCCAGCTCCTGCTCAATCTGCTCCAGCCCCAGCTGCACCAGCAAGTTCAGATTCATCACAATCATCAGCAGTTGCATCAGCGCCTGCAGATCCTGCCCAACCAGCATCTACTACACCAACACCAGCTGGCGGCCCAGTTCAGACTACCGCATCGTCTAGCTCAAGCTCATCTGGATCTGCCAATTCCGGTTCTGGTCCTAGCAAGTTAGCAATGAGTGTATTAAAGTCTGCACAAGAAAAAGACAAAGCAACGCAACAAATGGCTGTACAAAATGCTGCAAAAGTTGTAGACGCAAGTACACAACAATCTCAAGCAACTGCCAGCGCCGCAATAGCATCATTGAATGATATGAGTGCTAATAGTGCACAAGCTGCAGCACAGTTTTCTAGTCAAACTACACAAGCATCATTCCAAACTATTCAGACTGGCCAATCTCAGCAACAATCGGCACAATCGTCCAGTCAACAAACACCGCAACAGTCCAGTAGAGTAGTTCAGCAGGCAATGCAACAAGATCAGCAAACACAACAAGTACAAACTCAAAGTTATAATAGCTTAGTTCAAATTACACAATCGTATACCGCTGCTCAACAGCAAACAGATACTTCGGCAACGGCAGTTGCAGTACAAAAACCCTCTGTGCCTCCAGCACTGGAAATTAGCCCACAAGCCAGCAGTGGAACTGGATTGGCTATTAGTAGAAATCCGTTTATGTATAATCCACTGGTAGCATCAAGCTCTAGTATGGTTATTCAGCAATCTGCTCCTACCTATCAATTCCGTAACGAAACAAAAACTGTTGAAATTGAAGCACCGCAAATACAAGTAGCCAGTTTTGGCGGGATAGGCCGAGCTGGTAATCCATTGTCAGAAATGATAATGCAACAAAGATTTGAAATGATGCAAAACAATATAGAGCAACGCGGAGATTCCGTGAATAAAAACGCTCAGCAAAATGAACTGGCCGGCGGAGTTAGATTAGAAGCAATGGCCACACAACCTAAAGGTTTCGACGCATACAATATAGCATTGAAAGATGCACAATTTTATGCACCCAAAGAAGTCTACACCAATCAATCAACAGTAGATAACGTAAGAGCATTAAGACAAATGGCCAGCGATCGTGTATATCAACAGATGTTAGATATGCAATATAAAATAGGAGAATAATATGTCAGAAGAAATTAAAGATGTCAATGCAACAATTGACCAAGCAGAAGAAGCAGTAAAAAAATATGCTAGTAAAGATACTGTAATCAGTATTGGTGGATATGAATTTACTCCAGCAAAACTAATGGTAGCATTTACATTAGCAAGTTCGTTACTGGGCGGATTATACGGATGTTTTCAAGTATATCAAGATTATATGAATATGAAGAAAAAGATTGCTGAATATTCAGCTCCAGATTTGAGCGGGTATGATAAACGTTTAGCAGTAATCGAAGAAACATTGGGCAAAACCAATGATTATACTCGCGATATCAAGAATGATTTGAAAAATGATATCCGTCGTAACGAGTCAGTGACTGAAACTGTAGAACGTAGTACAAAAGAAACAATGCGTTCAACAGATTCAGAAATCCGTGCTATGCGTAAAGATGTACGTGATGATTTGGACAAAGTTCGTAGTGATATGGACAAGCTAAAATCTACCACAGAAGCCAAGTTAGAAAAACTCAATAGAGATGTTGATAGTAAGATTCAAAAGGCTATTGACAATCCATTAGCCAATAAATGAGTCAGTCCCTATTAGATACTGTTGGTATTAGGGCGTACTTAAAAAATCCATACATTGGAGATTACTTGGATTTCCAAGTATGGATTTTACTTAAATTATATTTTTTACCTTACGAAATATTAGAAAACTTAACCGATAAGTAACTAAATACTGAATGTATATTCGCGGACTACAAGCAACTAATGTAACTTTGCACAACGACCACCCATTGGTAACCACTGGCGGGTCTTTTTACTTTACCTTGGATGATGAGTATTTGCGTGTACCTGCAAGTTCAGACTGGGCAGTTAGAACTAATGATTTTACCATTGAATGGTTTCATTATCAATTTGACAATGATGCCGGAGCTTTTCCCAGGATATTTACAATAGGTAGTTATCCATCTTCTGCAATCAGTGTACATACAGAATTAGATAATTTTATAGTCACATTAAATGGAGTGGATGTACTGTCTACTCCGTTACCTTCAGGGTGGTATGAAAACTGGCATCACTATGCTGTTGTTAGAGCATCCGGCCAGCTTACTGTGTATCAAGACGGGGTCGGATTAAAAACTGTAGCAGACTCAACCGATGTTACAGATATGTCTGACTATTTGTACATTGGGGTCGATTTGGCTTATCAATCGCTGACAAGATTCCACGGAGCATTGACTAATTTTCATTTTGTAAATGGGACCGCGATATACACTGGTAATTTTACTCCACCGCATAGTCCTATACAACCTATATCTGCTAGTAAATTATTGTTATTGGCAAAAACTCCGGAATTTTTAACACTGGATTCCAGTGGGACAAATAAAATTGTTTATGATAATTCGTCAGCTGTTATATGGCAGCCAGACAGTCCGTTTACACCAAGTTAACGCTGGACTATTTTTGCAAGTCTGAGTAGACAAAAAATACGCAACCACATATACCCAATATCAAACTCAAACCAACGACGGCTTAGTTTCACACTTGCTGGATTAAGGTGATGATTGTTATGAAGTTCTTCTCCGCCAACAATAATGCCAAGCGGAGATATATTATGACTATTATCGTTAGTGCTACCGTTGCGATAGCCAACCCAATGAGCTAATCCGTTGATAACTCCTGCGGCCCAAAATGGGATCCATATCATTTGAATGCCCCAAACAACTGCTCCCCAAGGTCCGAATAGTGCCAAATCGATCAATAACATTAAAATGATGCCGTAGAAGTTATAGGGTGTATATACATTACGTTCGATCCAATCGTCAGGGCATCCTCGGCCATAAAAGTCTACCATCTTTTTATCTTTGGCTGCCTTACTATAAAGCAATGCTCCGCCAAACAACACATTCCAAATGCCATAGACTTTTGGACTGTGCGGATCTTTTGTTTTGTCTGAGTATTGATGATGCTTGCGATGTACTGCTACCCATTGACGGGTAACCATACCTGTTGTTAGCCATAGCCAAAAACGAAAAAAATGTTCTAATAGAAAAGAAAAATCTATACCTCTATGTGCCATTCCTCTATGCAAATATAAAGTAACAGCAACAATAGTAATGTGTGTTACTACAAGAGTATATATTACTGTTTCTATCATGCGTAGGCCAACTCCGCTGACATAGTATCCGGAACCGGAGCGTTTTGTGCATTGTGTACTAGCTCTCCGTGTTCGTTGTATACTTTTACTACGTGATGGGCCGAAGTAGTAGCATAGTTCATTGCTTCTTCTATACTATCAAACAAAAACTCTTCAGTTCTTAAAATTCCTTCAATCCAATTATGTGATTTTACTTTATGACGACTCATTGTGCGATTCTCCTTAGTTAAAGTATTTATCCCACGTTTCTGCAGTTTGGCTGGTGTATTTGGTCAAACTCCATTGATTGGTTTTAACATTTAACCAAGGCCACTTGTAAGCGTACATTAATTTTTTAGTTATATCCAAACTGTTAGTAGGATCTGCAGCAAAGGATTCTACTTTCCAAGGAATTTCTACACTACCTACCAATGGCACTCCTTGACTAATCAAATCAGCTCCTACAATATTGAATGTTTCACTGAAACTACATTGTAGGCCAATATCCATTAGTCCGCATAGGTCTAAGAATTTTTCTCTAGGTGTCCATTGGTGATTAACTAGTTCGTGTCCTCTAGACTGTATGTGTTGGAAAAATCCTTTGAGATTGTTGATAACTGGACTACCATTCATTTCAACACGACCTGCATTTACGTGGAAGCGAAGCTTCTTGCCCAATTGATTTGCAAAGTCCAACGCAGCGTGTGCTTGCAGTAAATGATTTTTTAACGGGCGGATAGCACCAAAACAACCTATATCAATGTACTCCTTGTTCCTATTGAATTTTTTAGTTTTGTAATCCTGCGGATAGTAATTGGGAAGATAAATGACTCTTTGGTCAGCAGTTGTGTTATCCCAAGAATTTATATGTTGTAAAAATTTCTTTGTTTCAGACAACATTCTTGGCGCATTGACACCAATAACTATGTTCTTAAATTTTGAATATTCGCCTATCCAATCCATCGCCATACCTTCACCGGCCATAAATGGCATTTCACTGTGGAGTCGAATGATCCAAGTTACTGTGGGGTGTAGCTTACTGAGAATTACAAATTTTTCAGGCACTACCCATAGTGCTTCGATAATCACGTGAGTGGGATTGTTGGCTCTAACCAAACGATCGACACAATTGTTGTCAATGGCTACTTCTAAATGACTTTCGATGCCGTGTGCTTTTAGCATCTCGTTCATAAAGTTGGCACTGTTGTAAAGGCCTGTACTCAGACCAATATTGGAATGTATTTCGCTATTGTAGTCTTCTCTTCTTTTAAGGATAAAGAGAACCTTTGATTTTGATTTCATGATGGTGGAATTGATAAAAATATTTATCAACAGTATAGCAACATAATATTAAAACTATGTTACAATTAGTGTAAAGTTTCTGTTAACTGATAAAAAATTTACTATGGTTTTCGCTGACTAAATATTTTTAAGAATGACGTTCAATCAGTTGCAAAACTTATTATTCTACTGTATAATAAACTCATCTAACTTCAAGGAAACTTAACAAATGAAAAAAATCGGATTTATTGGAATCGGAAAGCTGGGTCTTGACTGCGCCGAAGTATTTGCTGAAAAGCACGAAGTGCGTGGATATGACATTTACCCGCGTACCAGCGACACAGTTAAAGTCTGTGATATCGACGAATTGGTAAATGAAAGCGAATGGATCTTTATTGCTGTTCCAACTCCACACGCTGCTGGCTACGACGGTAGTGTGCCATCAAGTCATATGGAACCAAAAGACTTTGGGCACGATGCAGTAATCGATGCTATCAACAAAGTGAATCAACACGCTACCAGCAGTAAAAAAGTAGTACTGATCAGTACTGTATTGCCTGGTACCACACGCAGTAAATTTATTACGTTGTTGGACCCAAAACACCAATTCCTGTACAATCCATATTTGATTGCCATGGGTAGTGTTAAGTGGGATATGGCCAACCCAGAGATGGTTATTATCGGTACTGAAGATGGCGAACTTACTGGCATTGCTGGCGAGTTGATTGCATTGTATAAAACAATTATGCAAAATGATCCACGCTATGAAATCGGCACTTGGGACGAATGTGAAGCTATCAAAATCTTCTACAACACCTATATCAGTGCTAAAGTCGGTATCGTAAATATGATTCAAGACTTTGCTATGAAGATCGGTAATATCAATGTTGATGTTGTTACCAATGCGTTGGCTCGTAGTACAATGAGACTGCAAGGTCCCAAGTATATGACAGCAGGTATGGGCGATGCAGGTGCTTGCCATCCACGTGATAACATTGCATTGCGTTGGTTAGCCGAACACTATGATATTGGCTATGATCTATTTGATACCATTATGCACGCTCGTGAAATCCAAGCCAAAAACTTAGGATTGTTTTTAGTTGAGCAAAGCAAGGCCACTGGATTACCCATTGTTATTCACGGTAAAGCCTACAAACCAGATGTTGAATACTGTATTGGCAGTTATAGTACATTGGTTGGATTTTATGTTAAAGAAGCTGGCGTTCCAGTTGTTTACGTAGATCCATTGGCAGATGATCCCAGCGAAGTTGTAGCCAGTGTAGACGGCCCAGCAGTATTCCTTTGGGCACACAATCGTAAGATTACTTATGAATACACCGGTGACCAGTTAGATACCCAACCTTACTGCACTATTGCACCAGGATCAGTAATTGTTGATCCTTGGCGTAAACTTAAGAGTAGTGAAACTGTAAAAGTTATCCACTACGGCAATACTCGCAACGCATAAGTTAACTTATGTGGTTAGTCAAGAGCGTGCGTTAATAGCACGCTTTTTTTATTATTACATATCGTAATAAATAAAAAAGAATAAGAATAATCATATATGACTTTGTTTTCCAATTACAGTGACATTATTTTTGATGCATTTTGTTTACACCAAAGACAACAAGAAATCGTTGATCGCAAGAGAGAAATAATCGCACAAATTACAGAATACTACAATCTCGGCACCAGTAGTATTTTGTTTGTGGGATTCAATCCTGCCATCTTTTCAATTAAGTCCGACAACATTGCAGTGGCAGAAGTCAGTGACCAAGTCATTGAATATTTGAAAAAGCAAAAAGTAAAGTTTACAGTATTTGATCCTTCGAATCCAAAAAAGTATGACATTGTAGTCGCAGTAGATGAATATTTGACCTTTGCTGAATCCGACGAAGTTCAGCAACAACAAATACAGTATCTTTGTACTTTGGCCAATCGTTTGGTTATTACCACAGTTAAAGACTATAAGAATCAAGAGTTCAAAGACAGAGAATACAGTCAGCCTGCAATGATCAAGGCCAACAATCAATTGACCGCATTTGTTGAAATACACGATTGGAGTCAAGAAGAAAAACACGTTTGGAATACAGCGGTTTACAAATTGCAGGGCGCAAAGTCAACAGCTATGGGCATTTACCAAAGACGTGCACTATTTTTCAAACAGTTAGCCAAATTCAGTATGGATGCTGGTGCAACCAATTTTTTGGTACACAAAAATATAATGTTCAAAAGTTTGATTAAAAAGAACTATGAACACGTTATCAGCATAGAATTTGACGTTTAATTTTGGTGTAATTCCAATTTGACAGTATTATAATATACTGCTATAATACATCTATGCAACACACAAATCTTAGACGTATCGGCTTTGCCTGCAAGTGGATTGACGGGCCCAGCCAAATCGACGGTATCAAACAAAAAGATACTGCCAAAGAATTCAACTGCGGAACTACTACAGTAGCGTGGCTTAATCGTCAAACTCGTGAAGTTGCAGAACAACGACTATGGGACCTTATGGTCCATAACATAGAATCAATTCGTAAACTTGTTGAAAGAGTAGGTAACTTAGATGAATCCTTACGTATGGTCCGTATTGGCAGTGATGTACTGCCTGTGTACACTCATAATGATTGGAGCTATTTCTGGCGCAGGAGTGATATCCGTGATTACTGCGAAAAGCACTTTCAGCAAGTGGGCGATATCGCTAGGCTACGCAATGTGCGTCTTAGCTTCCATCCAGGTCAGTTTACAGTCTTGGCATCAGATAATCCAGACATTGTCAACAGAAGTATAGAGGAGTTTGAATATCATGCAACAATGGCCCGTTGGATGGGATTTGGCAAGCGTTTCCAGGACTTTAAGATCAACGTCCACATTGCAGGCCGTCAAGGTCCCGCAGGCATCCGGTTGGCATATAACCGCTTATCGCCCGAAGCTAGAAACTGTATCACTATCGAAAACGAAGAAAACTCGTGGGGCTTAGATGATTGTCTTGAACTTGCCGACATACTGCCTATTGTTTTGGACATTCATCACCATTGGATCCGCGAAGGTGAATACATCAGTCCACAAGATCACAGAGTCGCTAGGGTGGTTGATAGCTGGCGCGATGTTCGTCCTACTATGCATTATAGCGTCAGTCGTGAAGATGTTCTTGTTGGCCATGATCCCCTCAGAATGCCTGACCATACTCAATTGCTAGCCACTGGCTACAAAAAAGCCAAACTACGTGCACACAGTAACTTCTACTGGAACAACGCAGTTAATGAGTGGGCGCTGAGTTTTTTAGATCGATTTGATATTATGTCGGAAAGCAAAGGTAAAAACTTGGCTAGTTTTGGTTTATACAATCAAGCTAAACAACTTGGGATCTTTTAGTTTGCCAATATTTTAACATAGCTTGTCTTTTCTTTTCTAGTGTTTCAACAGTATGTTTACGACCTGCATTAGATTTACCTAATGCAGAAACTTTTTGTTTACGTCCAGGATTGTTATCCCAATTTTTTTTAGAAGATTCATTCCACGCTTTTTGATGTTCTGCTGTTCTTGGTCTTTGAATACCTTTGTTAGCATTACTTAAATTAACCGTATGTTCTGTAGTCCTAATAGGTTTCTTTCTACCTTTTAGTTTAGCAGATATTTTTTTGGCTGTTTCTGGCAAGCATTGACCGCCACCTGTTTCTGGAATTCGATTGGCCCATTCTTTACTTTCAACTACATTCCATAAATTGCTATAGTATCGGCCCCACTTGTTTAATTCGGCATTTGATTGGCATTCTTTAATAATTTCTGTTTTATGGTCGATTCCGTATTCTTTAAGATGCAATTTCCAATCTACACCTGATCCTAGATATGTATGTGGATTTTTAGTAGTTTTGCCGAGGTATTTTAACCCTGTTATTTGATGGGTTTTAACATATAGGTAAATAGTCATGCTGATAGTTCCTTATAAACTGTTAGAGCGGGTGGATATGTCCAGTATCGCGATCCGCATTAATATTTATACAGCTTATGCCAAAATGATTTTTGCATAAATAATCATATACCTAAGGAATTTTAGTATGACAGTCCAAGTTATTTCAGCAGGCACAGGCTCTAGTACAGCAAGCTCTGCCGTTGCCAGTACCAAAGTACGTGTTAGTGTTGGTGCATATCCAGTGTTTTATGCAGTAGGAGCAAGTGCTACAGCCTACGCAGGTAATTGCGAAATAATTCCAGCAGAAACTGTTAGATACATCAATATGCAAGGATTGGGCAATCAAATTGCATTTTTAGCCAGCGGTGGATCCAGTGTTGTCACAGTTCAACAAATTGGCACAGTTTACTCCAGCAGTATTCCTGGTGCTACATTTAAGACTGCTTAATCAAAAAAAAGCCAGCTGTTACGCTGGCTTGCTAATTTCTTAATAATAAAAAATTAAACTGTTTTAGGCTTCCGTGGTTTTGCGGGAGCCTTTTTTGCTGCGGCTGCTTTTTTAGCAGTAGTTGCAGTTTTGGCTACAACGGCTGGCTTTTTAGCACGTGGCTTTTTGGCTGGTTTTACTTCGGCGGCAGGAGTTTCTACAACTTCAGCTACAGGAGCTGGTGCTTCTTCCTTTGGTGCAGTAAACTTGATGCCGTTGTCAGAAAATGTTTCTGCTTCGACTTTTGGTGCTTCGGGTTTTTTACGATTAAACCAAATTGCGACACCGATTGCCACAATTGCTATAGCGATGATAAGTTCCATTTGAATCTCCTTAAATGATTGATTGGATCAAGTATTTAGTGAGCCAATACTAATCTGCAATTTTTTCTTGAAAAACCATTGTGCACTGCAATAAATAAATGTACAATACAATTTTAAGGAGATATATTATGTTCGGATTAGATACAGCTATTGATAGCATTCAAACTACTAAGAAAATGTGGGTTAAGACTTTTGTAACAAATGAAGCCATTGCCAAAGCAATGAATGACTTTGTTGATGCACAAAGTGACTATACTAAAAAAGCAGTTAAAACTGGAGTAGATACTGCTACAACAATGACCGAAGAAACGGCCAAAATTGTACAGAAATTCTCTAAAATTGACTATTCCAAAATTTTAGACACATTTACAACTGCTACAAAAAAGTAATACCTTAGTATTACTGTTGTAATTATACAACACTCCCAAATAACCCGCCTAATCCGCGGGTTATTTTTTTGACATAAATTCCGAACCTTGCTATAATACATACATATTAACAAAATGGAGTCGTAAATGACAATGTCACTTAGTTTTATGTGTTTAGGATTTGCACTTGCTTGCATAGTAGAAGCTGCAGAACGTATTAATTCAATTAAAAATCAATAAGGACTATTCAAATGAGCGACCAAATTTTGTCAACTGCAACCACTGCTATTTTTGAACTTCAACTGCCCACTAACGAAGCAATTCGTTATGTTGCTAGAAATGCAGGTGTACATCCTCAGGTAGCTGGACAAGCACTCAAAGAAGTTTTGGTTGGATACAAACACAGGAACCGCAAATGAAACAACTTTTGGTTGTCGCAGGATTAATTGGCACGTTGGCTCAGGCTCAACCGATACTTGGTAATATTCCAAATATCAATGGAAAGGTCGAAGTGTTAAGAGTGTCTAATTATCCAACACTATTGCAAATGAATTACGATCAAATTCGTAACATTGGTCTTAGTTGCGATCAAAAAGATTTGATTATTGCGGCACTAGAATCTCAAGTTGGCAATCAACCACGTATGCCCGAAACACTAACAGGTGATGTAAGGCGTGTGAATGCGATTGCTCGTAGTAAGATTTGGCAATTAAGGACCTACTGTCAATGAAAGCATTATTATTGATTTCGATTTTAGCCAGTACAGGTTTGGCACAAGCAGAAGTTGTGGCTAACTTTGAAGGGCGAACTGAATGTAGGTACGAAGTTAAGACAGATCAAAATGCACAAGGGCATATGAATTCTACCAAGCAAGAAACTTGCGTCGAAGAGCCTGGAGTGGAAGTAAGAAGTATGAACATTGGTGATATGGTGCGCGGGGTACAACTGCCACAACATCCAGTGATCAAACAAGATTTCGTATACCGTCATACAGTATGCAGATGGTTTGCGGAAACTGGTTCTAACCAAAGAGATTTGGTTCAGTATCAGGGTGTAGCGTGTCAAGTACAGCCAAATATTTGGCAAGTCATTGACAAATTTTAACAAATCGTGTATAATTGAATTATTATCAACAACCGAAAGGTAAATTATGAATCTCGTAGCAATGACCGCCGCAGGCGTAGTTTTACAAGGTGCACAGTTAGTGGCTACCATAGCTCCTCCTACTGCACAAGCACAGGAAATTGTTGCCCCTGGCACTGTACAAATGGCAGTACCTGTTGACAACAGAAGTACTTGGCAAAGAAATGCGCCAAACTTTTTAGGTGGTAAAGATGCACCTCCCCCAATCCCAGTGATTGTCGGCGGTCCAACACAACCTGCCGCACCAGTTCGCAGTATTACTACCGCCAGCTATGCTCCCCCTGCAAACAATTATGCTCCTCCCAAGGCAGCACCAATTGATTATAATGCTCCTGCTTGGTTTACTAGACTGCCTGAAGACAGCAATGATGCTATTTTTAGTGCAGGTACTGCAGTCAGTATCGACGAGCAAATGGCCTATGACAAAGCTCGTATGAGTGCAGAGCGTAAGATTCTTGAAATGGTTGGCTCCAAGGTTAAGAGTATGACCAAGTCTTATGCAAATGATCAAGGCAATGACGATATGGCAGAGACTACAGAAATTGCTATCAAGAAAACTGCAAATGGTGATTTGGTTAATCTTCAGCAAGTAGATAGTCAAGTTACTTTTGATGGTAAAAGATACAAAGTCTATGTATTGGTTCGTTATCCTTTAGATGAGAACAGCGTGTTGCGTAAGAATCGTGCAAGTGCATTGGCCAATCATAATATGAAGTCAAACTCACAACGTGCCTTTGATGAGTTGGATGCAGATGAGCGTCCAGTACAAGCACAGCAACAAAACTCTGCTCCGCTAAGTTATGGTCCTGCTCCAACTAACAACGGTGTTGTGGTTAATCCTATCCCAACCCCAATGGTAAATTCAGCTCCAGTTAGTATGACCAATGGCAATAACGGTAATATACAGTTTTTGGATGTAAACAATGCTGAATATAAGGCCCGAAGAGATGCAGCTCTGCAACAACCCGGTGCAGTTATTGGACAAATTAGTTATCATAATTAAGTAAACTACTAATATAACCAGCCCTCCCTAGGTGTAAATACCTAAGCGAGGGCTTTCTTGTGGCTAGACCCAATCCGATACGATCAATAATGGCACAACCGTTGCCCAGTATAACTTACCAAAGACGTAAGCAGTTCCGCCCCAGTGACTACGATTTAATATACGCATATAATATCATCAACCGTTATGTATTCAATAACGAGTTATATCGTCCAGAAATTCAACAATGTATTATAAAAAAATGCTGGGGAATGTGTCACTGGTTGGACGAGCCGCAACATACCGGTAGCTGGTGCAAAATACAACTCAGTGACAAATGGTTTTGCGAACAATGGTTTATGAACACACTTGCACACGAAATGGTTCATCAGTATCAATGGGACATTTGGAGGTTTGACCAACCTAATCAACGTATATTTGAATACAGTGGCGGACACGGTCCTAGTTTTTTTGCTTGGCGTGAACAGTTCGAATACTACGGACTACACTTAAAAACCAGTCACGGACAAAAGCGTTGGTTCCGTCATCAAGATTTCACAAAGTGTTGACAACACAGGCAAAATCCTGTAGAATAAGTCTATAGGAGAATTTAATGCCAAACTTAGTACCAATAGTCTTAGAAAAAACCGCCAATGGCGAACGCAGTTACGATATCTACAGTCGACTGCTTAGAGAACGAATCGTAATGCTGGACACAGATGTAAATGAACACAGTGCCAGTCTTATTGTAGCACAAATGCTATACTTGGAAAGTGAAAATCCAGATGAGGATATTTTATTTTATATTAATAGTCCTGGTGGTGTTGTTACTGCTGGTATGGCAATTTACGATACTATGCAGTTCATTAAGCCCGACGTATCTACAATTGTTATGGGACAGGCCTGCAGTATGGGGTCATTGCTAGCACAAGCGGGAGCTGCCGGTAAACGATTGATGTTGCCCAATGCACGCCATATGATACATCAACCTTCGGGCGGTGCTCGTGGCCAAGCAACAGATATGTTGATCCAAGTCGAAGAAATTATGGTTATGAAGCGTAACTTGACCAGCATCTATGTTAAACACAATAGTGTGGGTAAAACATTTGATGAGCTAACTGCTGATATGGAACGTGACAACTATATGAGCGCACGCCACGCATTGGCTTATGGATTATGTGATAGCATCATTGAGCATAGATAAATATTTAGACATTTATCAACTCATATATGACATCTAGAATCGACTATAGACCTATTAGCGAGGTCAAAACTGTAGTTAAACCTTGGGGAGAAGAACGTTGGATTCAAGCAGGATCTGATGTTTATCCTTACGTGTTGAAAACACTACTACTCAAAGCTGGCCAACGCACCAGCATTCAAGCACACAAACAAAAAAGTGAAACTATACTGATATTGCAAGGTACCGGTACATTGTTACACGGCGAAGAATTTTTCGACTGCGAAGCCTACGAGCGTGGTGAGATCACACAAGATCAAGTTAACGAAATACTGGGCAATCTCAAGTCAATTGATCTTGTACCAGGAGCAACATTTGACACACCACCTGGCACTGTACACCGAATGATTGCCTCCACAGATCTTATGTACGTGGAAGCCAGTACAACCGAATTAGACGATGTAATCAGATTGCAAGACGATCAAAATAGAACCCACGGTAGAATAGACAGTGAACACAAATAAACCCTTAACAGTATTAATATTAAGTGCAGGGTATGGAAGAAGAATGGGACCGTTCAGCAGAATGGTTAACAAAGGTCTTATACCCTACGACAACAAACCTCTTATCAGCCATATCATTGATAAGTTTCCCACAGATACAAAATTTGTAATTGGTTGTGGGCATATGGGGCAACAGGTCAAAGACTATGTGGGCAATGTACACAGTGAAAAGAACATTGTGTTCGTAGACATTCCAGACTATTCAGAAGGCAACACTGGACCAGCAACCACAATTCAACATTGTGCAGAACACCTTAAAGGTGGATTCCTTTGGTTGGCCTGCGACACACTATTTGACTTTGACTATACCAGCCGTATGGATCATAACTGGATTGGTGTGTATCCTGTAGACAGTACTATCAGTCAAGACTACTGTTGGGTCACCAGAGATGGCGACGATATTGTGGATGTTAAAAATAAAATTGCCAGCCCAAGAGCAGTAGATGCATTCATTGGACTTATGTATGCCAAGGATGACGAATACTTAAACAATCTACAACGTGTTGGTGCCAAAGACACTTTTGAAGGTTTTCCTGGACTAGAGCTTAAAGCACACACAGTTAAAAACTGGTTGGACTTTGGCACTTATGAAAAGTGGCAGGAATTAAGCGTAGAACTTCCAGAGATCAGCTTTCCCAAGCCTGACGAATTGTTTTATCACGACAACGGCAAGATTGTCAAATACTTTACCAAAGAAGAACACGCTACTCGTCGTTGGGCACGTGCTGGCAAAAACAGTCAGTGTATGCCCGGTAATGTACAGGCTGTGGGCAACTTCTTAATACACGACTATGCAGTGGGTGATATTGTTTACAATCAGTACACACCCAATGTTTACCGTGCAATGTTAGATTGGTGCGAAACTAAATTATGGGTCGCTCCTTTTGACTTGGACGAGAAAAACATCTACAGCAGTTGCCGTAATTTTTACTATGACAAAACAATGGATCGAGTTGATCAATTGCGAATCAAGTACAGTGACTGGAGTGAGTGCACAGAAGTAAATGGATATCCTGTGGAAAACATTGACACTTACTTGAGCAAGATTGATTGGAAATGGTTGTGTACTTCTACCGAGTGGCGATTTATCCACGGTGATCTACACTTTGACAATACCATTTACGATGCTGCAACACAACAGTTTACTGCTATTGATTGGCGTACAGACTTTGCTGGCAACATCTACGGTGATTTATACTATGACTTGGCCAAGATGTTGGGTGGCCTGTGGCTCAGTTATAAAGCAGTTAAACAAGATTTGATTGGCTACGAAGAAGTCAATGACCGTTGTACCATTTCTGTACCTAGCATTGACAATGCTGAAGTTTACCAAGAAATACTAAAAGCGTGGGTAATTAAACAAGGATTGGATTGGCAAAAAGTAATAACCTTGGTGCCTATTATCTACTTGAATATGAGTCCATTGCACGAAGCACCTTTTGATAAATTTCTAGTGGCATTGTCGCAATTGCATTTTAGCAGAGTATTAAAATGATTGAAAATTTTATACTAGACGTAGACGGTGTGTTGAATGACGGTGTTATCTACTGGGGAGTTGAAGGCAAACCCTTCAAAGCCTTTGGTAATTATGATCACGACGGCCTTAAGATGCTTAAAGATAAATTAAACATACAATTTATCAGTGCTGACCGTGCAGGTTGGGACATAAGCAAAAGTCGTATCGTTGATCATATGGGATTTGAATTAACCTTGGTACCCGAAGCAACAAGATTTGAATTTGTTAAAGGATTTGATTTTTCAAAGACTATATACATGGGAGACGGTTACTACGATGCTGCAGTACTCAACGCAGTATTTTATGGAATAGCTCCCGCACAAGCAAGAATAGAAGCACGCAAAGCTGCTAACTTTGTTACACCTAGTGCAGGTGGACACGGCGCAGTAATGGATGCTTGTATGCACATACTAGAAAGATTAGAGATATGGAATTCAAATTAGGATTTGGGCCAATGAGCCCATTAATTAACGACATACTGGCCAAGTATGCTAGAGATAAACAACGACCATTGATGTTTATTGCCAGCAGAAACCAAGTTGATGCTGCCAGCGGATATGTTATGACTACTGCAGAGCTGGCTCAACAACTGGCACCACTGCGTAGTCCGTACCTTATGTTGTGCAGAGATCACTGCGGTCCTTACTTTTTAGACAGTGAAAAATCGCTGTCAGAAAGTGATGCAGTTAAAGCAACCAAGAGAACCATTGCTGCGGATATTGAAGCAGGATTTGATCTCATACACATTGACACCAGTCGTTGTAGCAACGGATACGCCACTGCAGAAGAATTAATCAAATTTGCACTGATGGTGAATCCGCAGATTCAATTTGAGTTTGGTACCGAGGAAAATGTAGGAGTTGCTGCCGGAGTACAAAAATACAAAGACGACGTAGACTTTGCCAAACATTTCCCCAATATGCGATTTGTGGTAGCACAAACAGGCAGTTTGACCTACGAAGATCGTCAAGCAGGTTCGTTTGAATACGACACTGTACTCAAGTTGGTTGATTATGCAGATGTTGCAGGAGTGGGTCTTAAAGAACACAATGCAGACTATTTGACTGCGGAAGAAATTGCACTACGTAGATCAGCAGGTGTACACGCACTGAATATTGCACCGCAGTTGGGTGTTATTCAAACTAATACTGTATTGAGCCTGGCTCAAGAGCACGATGTAGATTCTTCAGAGTTTCGCCAACGTGTAATCGACAGTGGTAAATGGACCAAGTGGACTGAATCTGCAGATGCAGATCTTAGAGTCAAAGTAGCTGGACATTACTTGTTTAACTCTGCAGAGTATAACGAGCTTGAAGAACGTTTGAGCTTGGAATGCGATGTAATCAAAGCTGTACAGGAAAACATAGAATCTTGTTTAGATTTATACTACACAAATCTATACTAAATAATATTACATATTTTTTATAAGGGTATTTCAATGAAAAAACTATTCGCACTATTATTGGTGCTTGTCACCGTAAACTCATTTGCTTGGACACAACGTGCTCCAAATCCTGTGGCTGCTTGTCAAGTACACGCTCCTTACGGATTTCCAGAATCAGCAAAACCAATCCAGCCAATTTGCCGTCAGGCCTATTTGGTAGGCTACGATGCAACTGCTAAGTTGCCAGAGTTTGTTATGTATGAACTAACACCACCTAACGCATTGGGCTGTGTTGCACGTACTAACGCTTTTGCAGCTGATCAATCAGTTCCAGGCGGTGCTACACCACAAGACTATGCCGCAACAGGCTACGACAAAGGACATATGGCCCCAGATGGCGACCTTAGCTGGGATCCACAAGTAGAGTATGAATCATTCCTAATGACCAATATGAGCCCACAAGCTGGATCACTCAATCGTGGTATTTGGAAGTTATTAGAAACTTCAGTACGTGGATGGACTGTACAATTAAACCAAAGCTATACCATTGTTAGCGGTGGCGTTTATGCTGCTGGCGACAAAACCATTGGCAAAGGTGTAGTTGTTCCCCACGCTTTTTACAAGATCGTTATCAACAATCAAACTAAAGAAATCGCTGGTTGGATGTTCCCACACGTTGCACCATATCCTAACTTGGGCAATGATTTAACTAAATTCAGACTTCCTATTGCACAAATTGAGCAACAAGGTGGTGTTAAGTATGCTTTCCCTGCAGGAGCAGTAGAGCTACAACCAGGCAAAGAATGGCCCGTAGACTTTGGTAAATTGACCAATGCAAAACGTGCTAAATGCGGTGCCGGTGCATCAGACGATTAATATCGTACACTGGTATTACATTAAAGGACCAGACGGTCCTTTTTTGTTGACTGCTAAATACAAAATGCGCATTAAAGAAGTTAAAAAACTAATAAAAGAAGACGAGCAATTAGACGAAATTGCAATGAGTCCCAGCAGCTTACGTGCCATGGCTTCTAAAATAGATGCCCGTGCAGGTATGGAATTTGAGATGTATGTGCCTGACACAGAAAGAGATTCCGACGACTATTTTGAGCAAGAACCTGACTACGAATACAACGAGTCAGCTTACGACATACAACAAATTGCGGACTTTTTCCACGATGGCGATTATAATGGTCGCAGACAAATACAAGAGTTCCAGTCAAGGATGGAAGAAGCGTACTTTGAGTGGCGTGACAACAAGGTCTCTGAATTATGGGACGAGGATGGATTTGAATTTTATGTCACGTGGGTGGCTAACAATATCGACGAAGTAGACATCAAAGAGTGGCTAGGCAAAGTTGCTGGCAAAGATCTCGATGATGATTACACTCCTGGCAAGCAGGACATCTTGGACTATGCTAACTATCTTTGGGGCGAAGACGACGATAGCAAACACAATGCCTATGAAGAATTCCGTGAAGAACACGAAAATGATTTTAGCGATGAAGATTGGTTAAGTGAAGAAGGTGTCCGTGATATGGATGATGCCATGAGATACTACGGTGACGGCGACATCTCTTGGCCTTACTGGACTCAACCTGACTCAGGTGGCACTGTTACTATCGAAGAAGTTGCTGAAGCATTCGGTCAAGCAGTGGGGAAACCTTGCAAGGCCGGCGGCAGTTATCACAGTGTAAAAAAACGTCCCGATGCTAACAATCAGTTCTATATAGTCGAAACAGATGGTAGTTTAAGTGAGCCCGATGATTCAGCTGATGCAGGATTAGAGTTTGTTAGTCCTGCAATGCCTATAGAAGAATTATTTACAGATTTGAAAAAGATTCAAACCTGGATGAAAGAAACTGGCTGTTATACCAATGAGAGTACCGGCCTACATATGAATGTCAGTGTACCTGGTTGGGGGCCAAGTGATACCGGCAAAGGTGGAACACTAGACTATGTTAAACTAGTGTTATTAATGGGCGACCAATATGTGTTGGATGAATTTGGTCGTGCTGGCAATAACTATTGTGCATCTGGATTGGAAAATGTTCAGAGAAGAATAAAAACCAACACTGGTCTGGCTGAGCCCTTGTTAAACCAAATGAAAGGTCATCTTAACGATTTGGCCAGTAAGGCATTAGGGGTAATGTCAACCAGCAAGTACACCAGTGCCAATGTCAAAGATGGTTATGTAGAGTTTCGTAGTCCCGGCGGTGATTGGCTCAAAGAGCTTGAGTCTGGCAAGAACAAGATTGAAAATACTATGTTGCGTTTTGTTGTTGCTCTTGACGCCGCAACCAATCCAGAAAAGTTCCGTCAAGAGTATTTGAAAAAGTTGTACAAACTGTTGGCACCGTCAGGCGAAAAAAGCACCATTGAATATTTTGCCCGATATGTGGCAGGAGAACTGCCCAAAGCCGCTCTACGCAGTTTTGTCAAACAAGCTCAGCTAGAACGCAAGATCAAACGCCAAGGCGAGCAGTTCTGGTGGCGAGTTGATCATCTTAATAAATCTGCAGAAGTTGTTGCTGGTACTGAACAGGAAGCACTGGCATTGGCAGCTAAAGAGTGGGGAGTAACTCCTGACTATATCAAATCTGCAGAAGTGACTAACCTTGGTCGACATGCTTACAATGACCTGGCCAAACCTATTGAATGGGCGGTTACCTTGCGTCCTGAAGTCGACCCTGACTTTGTTAGATATGTAATGGCCCCCAGTGCGTACATTGCTGGAGAGATGGTTAGACGTAGTGATCCTGGCCTACGAACCGCTGATTTGTTTGCCAACCCCAGTAATCGGCAAGCAGGTGTCAACATGAACAATGCACCTGTAAGAGGCACTACTTCTCCCAGACCGCTGCCACCTAGCGATCCCCGTGGCAACTGGGTTGTGCTGAGTCCAAGAGATAGGGAAGTGGTATATAGATTCCATGCTGAAACTAGAAATGATGCAGAGAGTATCAAATGGTCATGGTGCAATGCCAATGGTGTAACAGATCCAGACATTTATAGATTGGAACACAGAGCAACAGAGACTCCAACACAACAAACAGTTAATTTTGGTCGGCAATATAATATTTTCAGAGGTATGGACTCATCCTCTGTTGTAGCTACATTCGTGGCTGATACAGATCAAGAAGCCATAGCTAGATTAGCTCGATATCAACAAGAAAATCCTGGTGCAGAATACAATCTTGAGCGAGCAACCAATACAAATACTCGACAACCTGCTGGGGGAGGAAACTTCACCGGCTGGTGGAAAATCATCAACAGTGATGGTGTTGAACTGCATCGTTTCAATGGTGTGGGCAATGTGCAATCAGATGCCAACAATGTTGCCAGAGATTGGATAAGACAAAATCCGCAATATGCACACACTGGACTCAATGTTGTTCCGGTAATGACATAGTTATAATAGATAAGTAATATTATGAGATTAAATGAATTTAGCCAAGAAGTAGACGAAGTCCGTATGGACCCAACTTCCTTTGCTCAAGCAGTAGAGCAAGGGCATACTGCCGGTGTATTAGTTGGATTCGAATTTGAAGTATGTATTCCTGAAGCAACCATTAAAGGTACTGCAGCCAATGCAGAACCCTCAGAAAAAGCTCCTAAAACAGTGGATGAGGTTGACGAAGTATTTGCTGACTCGGATTATTGGGAAGTAAACATCGGCGCTACTCGCAGTCCCGAATGGTTTGATCGGATATTTAAGTTTAAGAAGCCTTATAGGGGATTCAATACTGCTGAAGAAGCATATCCTGCGTATACAGAAAGTATTTTACCTAGAATAATTGAATTATACAATAAACTTACACCTAAGCAACGTAAAAAATATTCAGATATGGCCGTGGATAGAATTCGCGAGAACAATCGTAGCTTTAGTTTTGATAGTAAAAAATTGTCAGATCAACTCGAATTTGCAAAAATGTTTGGCTATTTGTTATATATAAAAAACAATAACAACGAACTTGAAACACTAGGATCCCAACTTCGACAAATTGCAGGCAACAGCAAAGTATGGTCAGGATTTTTACAATGGTTAACCGGCAACAATAATATAGGTTATGAATTTAGCAAGCAATTTAACTTTGATCCAACTATAGTATGGGACACTTTGCAATTAGACGATTATTCCTCCGACGACGAAGACTATGACGAAGACGACGACTATCAAGAAGGTGCACGAGTACTACAACCTGCACTTGCTAGCACAATGGGATCAAAAGTAAATGTATTTCAAAATTATCACCAGGCAAAGAAAAATCTCACTGACTGGTACATTGAACCTGATGGTAGTCTAGATCCCGACGAGGAAGCTGATTCAACAGCTGAGATCGTTAGTCCTCCACTGCCAGCATTAGATGCTATGTCTGCTTTGAATAAATTCTATGCTCTTGCTTCAAAATTAAACCTATACACAAATGATTCAACTGGACTACACATCAATGTCAGTATTCCACAAAAATTAGATGTTTTGAAATTGGCTGTATTTTTAGGTGACGAGTATGTATTGAGATATTTTGGCCGCGAAAACAATAGGTATGCTAACAGTGTTTTTAAGAGTTTGTCCGGAATAACAAATCCGTCAACTGATGTAGATGTTAAGAAAACCAAAAAGGATGTGTTCGGTCGTCCAGCACAAACTACAAAAATTGATGTTAAAGCATTGAATGCAATCGCCAATTCGGTATCCGGTGCTCATACTGCCAGCATCAGTTACAACGGTAAGTACATCAGTTTCCGCCACGCAGGCGGTAACTATCTTGCAGATCTTAAAGGTGTTACCAATGTAGTAGGTAGATTTGTACGTGCAATGATTATTGCCAGCGATCCCACTGCTTATGTGCAAGAATATAAGACCAAATTGGCAAAGTTAGCACAAGGTAGTCAAAAAGAAACTCCAGCTGATTCCAACGCATTGGTAAATTATTTGCGAACCAAAGGTGCACCAGTATTGACTATTAGTGTAATGAGTTTTAAGGGCCGTAAACCTGAAACTGTTATTAAGAATTATTTAAGCGATAATCCAGCTGGATTAGTAGGCGGTATTAATATAAAAGAAATAGCCAGTGGTGCTGCAGTCAAGCAAGAATTAACAGCTAAAGCAAGTAGAACAATTATAAAGAATCAAATACAACGTGTAGACTCACTGGACAGATTCAAAACTTATCAAGTATCTCCTATGATCGGTGCTGCGTTGGCTCGTATAAGTCAAGTTGCCCCAAGCGACGGGTTGGAAACTGTAGAAAACAAAGACTGGGACGATATAGGCTATTGTGTGGTCACTAAGACACTGATGCCACCTACCGATCCTGTTGTACAATCATTAATCAAAGATGTGTTGCGAACCTTATATAAAAATAAAAAATGAGAGCAACAGAATTCCTCGCTGAAGGCCGAGCACACCCTGTTATAGTGGTGGATGTGCAACCTGAATATTCAGGTATGATGGACGGGGATGAAAACTCTGTATTCACAGAAATTATTAATTTTGTAAATCAACAAACTGGCCCGGTACTGATGTTTGTTAATGCAGAAGATCAAGGACTCACTGGCGATACTATCAATGATATACAAACTTATTGGGAAGAAACAGTGGGATTTGATGATGATGAATATGATAATAATCCCAATTATGCCGGCCCTATAAACTGGAATCGTTTTGAAATAGTAGACAAAGGCTACGGCTATTTAAGAAGCTGGATGGATTCGGGAATAGAGCCTGCAACTATTATTGCCACTATACGTGAACTATACGCACAAAAGAAATCAGACAGTAGAGAATTGCAATTTCCTGCATCTAACAGACGCACACCACAACAAAGTTTGATCATGGGTGTTATGCAAGAAATGAACGATGAACCTATTAGTGTTAACTGGACCAGTGTAGCACAACTAAAAAGATTTAGCGGTGCTTACTTAGTTGGCGGGGCAAGAGATCAATGTTTGCGTGAAGTAGAATTATTGATGAACGCATTTAACATCCGCTACAAAAGAATAGATAGTTTGATATATACATAATGAGAGCAACAGAATTCCTCGCTGAAGGTGCAACGCCCATATTATTCCACTATGCAGGTATAACTGCTGCACGTGATATACTTCGTGACGGTGTGTTCAAGTTAAGCAGTACCACTGGAAATCCCAGTGAAGCCGGATACGCTCCCAAGGGCTATCAATATTTTTTAAGCACAACACGCAGTAAAGTTGGAGACTATCACAGATTTGTAGGATCTGGTGCTGCTATGTTTGTGTTAGATGGTGATTGGTTTGCACAACGTTATCCTGTTAAACCTATTGACTATTGGGAACGCAGTTGGATACATAGTCCGGGTCGTACTAGAGAAAGCGAAGATCGTGTGTTCAGTCGAGACAACACCATACCAATTGGTGGAGTAAGAGAAATACACATACTGATGAAAGAACAGTCAGAAGTTCGTAGTCCTGCTACACGTGAAATGTTGATAACTGCAAAGCAACGTGGCATACCTACTTTTTTATATATGGACGAAACTGCTTGGCGACTACAAGATACACGTCGTGCAGTTGGCGTTAAACAAGCAGCCGCAGTATTACGTGGACCGCGTCCTAGTCCCAGAAGTTATCGCAGTCGTAACTTTTTAGAAGAAATATTAGAAATGATATTTAAGAAGAACAAAAGCGAACTCACTGCCGGTGCCAAGAAACGTGTGCAAAACTTGTTGATTTATGGTAGTAGACATCCTAACGAGGACGATGGATTAGGTGTAGATATGAGCAATGCTCGTAAACCCGGCAGCAGTGACTATGACAGTGCAGTCAAGATCAATCAGTTTATGCGAATCAAGGGCCTAAAGAATACCGTTGAGCTAAAAAACTTTTTAGTACAAAAATGGGAAGCTACTGACTTCTTCAAAGAAGATGCAGAAAGCCCAATTAAATTTGATGTGCACACTCCAGACAATTTCAAAACCAGTTTTCAAATTAAATTAACAGTACACGGTAAAAATGTAGGACAGTTTAGTTTTGTTCGAAGTGCTGAATCTGATGATGTTAACAATGAAGTCGAAGTTGAAAGTCGTTTTCTTGGACAAGGCTACGGCAAATTGTTATTGTTAAAGGCCATAGAAACTGCCAACGATCACAGACTAGATTTCCAACAAGATATACGTGGCATAACTGATGCACAACAACGAGTATATGATAGTTTAGAATCTGCAGGATTAATTGTTACTCCCGGAGACGGGTTTTGGTTCTTAACTCCGTCGGGCGAACACGAACTAGATACATTGAATAAAAATATCAATGAAGCCATTAGTCGCCGAGGTTTTTTAAGAGGGCTAGGCGGAGCTGCACTGGCAGGAGCTGGAGGTAGTGCGTTGGCTAAATCATCTATTGCAAAACAAGTAGTAGAACCTGGAGATACTGTTTACAGTATTGCAAGACAAAACGGCACAACACCGCAAGAGCTATTCAAACTCAATCATATGAACAAGGATACTCGATTAACTCCTGGCCAACAAGTGGCAGTGCCTGACACTGGTCCAGAGCCAGTACAAACTGCAAAAGCAGCACCTACTAGTTCTGCAGAAGAATTTGCTTCGGCTATCGAATTCGAAGATGATATCAGTAAAATTGCCACCGGCAAATTGGATCCCAAGATGATACCCAAAGGATCACCTGCACAGGCCAAGGTTGCACAGTACCGTGCAGCTGCTAAACCAAAAGTACAAATACCACAAGCACCTGGCTCAGTGCCTTGGCAAGACATTTATCAGTATTGCAGAACCAAATGGCGTATGAGCAAAGAACAAATTGCTGGTATGTTGGCCAACATAAAAGTTGAATCACGCTTTTTTGCCAATGACGAACATATGGACAGCAATGGGCTGCCAGCAGGCGGATTGTTCAGTCACAACGGCCCACGCTTAACCAAACTCAAACAAGCATTGGGACCAAATTGGAAACAAAATTGGCAGGGACAAATTGACTTTGCACTAACCGAACCCGACGGTGCTAACTATAGAGCCAAACGTTTCCCCAGTGCAGACTTGGCCAGCAAATCTTGGACACACAAATTTGAACGTCCTGCCCAAGCGGACATCCAAGCAGCACGCCGTGCTCCGGCGGCCGTACAATACGCCAGTAATATTTGACAATAATTCACTAATATCGTATAATACGTTATTGGTTTAACTATTGAGGCAAGTATGAAAAAACTAATGTTAACTTTAGTATTACTTTCTGGTATCGCAGCACAGGCACAAATACAGGTCTACAAATACGAAGATTATGTGGTTGCTCCAGGGCAAGGGCGAGTAATTGCCAATCCTTGTCCGCAGAGTTGCTGGGACGCAAAACGTGCAATTCAACCGCCAATTACACAAATCATCAGCGTACAAAAACCCTATACGATTCCCACTCCTGATCCTCGTACCCCATTGCCCGGACAAAATCAACATCAAGTGGATCGTATGCTACAATTAACACCTTAATCGATGATCGAACAGTATTACAATCAAATATGTGCTGAGTGGGGCGTCACACCTACTGCCGACTCGTACACTGGCTATGAAGGTGTATATGACCAACTACGGGCATTAAGCAAAGAACGTTGGCTTGCCGCAGATGATGCTGGTCGTGAAGCCATACAGGAATCTGCTTTCCAAATTTATCGTAGTGTGGGCATCGTTCCCATTACCTACTATAGTTTAGAAGGCTGTCGTCAGCAGATTGCAGATGTTGCGGCCAGTTCAAAGTCAGTTAAAAAGCGTACACTGGCAATTGGTGGTAGTGCTGGTTCTGCGTTTAGTCGTTTTTGGTTTCCTGGTATGCAGGAAGCAGCTTGGGGCGACAACAATTCTGTGGGATTGAAAAGCAGATTTAACCACGATGCAAAATTACGTCGTGCTATTCGAATCTGCTATCAATTTAGAGACAACGGTGATCAAGCAGTATTTCCTTCAGCGTTACGTACTGCCTTGGAATTGGTCAATGGTGGCACTATTACCAACTTCAAACCAATGAATGCCCGTGCTGTTTGGGAGTACATTTGTCCTGTTTGGGGCGGCACTGTATTGGATTTTAGTGCGGGATTTGGCGGGCGTATGATGGGTGCAATGACTTCAAATATGCGTTATACCTATCACGGCATCGATCCCAACACCAAGACTTATGCAGGTCTTGAAGCATTGGGTGCACTGATTACCGAAGTCGTTGGCACAGACTCTGAAGTGTACTGCACAGGCAGTGAAGATTTTATGCCCGGCATTGAAACTTACGATGCAGCATTCAGTAGTCCACCTTATTTTAACTGTGAGCGTTACAACGATGAGCCTACTCAATGCTACAATAAATTTTCCAATTTGGATGCTTGGTTTGAGCAGTATGTAGAACCAACACTAACTATGGTTCACAGGGGATTGGTTCGAAATGGCATTTATGCTGTTAACATAGCAGACTACAAGCAGGGCAAGGAAAGTTTTAGTATTGTAGATCGTTGGACCGAGATTAGTAAAAAAGTTGGGTTTCAGTATGTGGAGACTGTCAATATGTTGCTGACCACACGACCAGGCGTAGGTAATAATAGAGAAGAAAAGTCTACAAAGACCGAAGGCATTTATTTGTTTAAGAAATAGGAGTAAACAATGGAAGATCCTGTAGAATTATTTTGCACACTAGACGAAGACTCAGGCCGTTGGCTAGTGTGGTTTCCGCATCCGCTCGGTGGAATGAATGTATTAGAAACATTTGACTATGAAGCCGACGCTCGTAGTTTTTGGAAAGAACAAATTGACTCAGCCGACTACAACGATTAAAACTCGCTTAACAGAGTGTTTGGCCAGCAATCTTAAATTTCCCGACTCTAAAGGCTTACAGCAACGGGGAATCGCTGATAAAATTGAAGAAGCTTGTAATGATATTATTAAAGCCAATTTTGACGATGTTGTGCCCGCTACAAGTAACCGGTCAATTGAAGATATTTCAATCAGTAATGTGTATATAGATCATAAAAGCAGTGATGCCGCAAAAGATTTCAAAATGCCCAATATGATCAGTATAGATCGGTTGAAAAATATAAATCGTCCGTTAATTTATAATTTCATTTTATATAATAGTAAAGAAAAAACTATATTAAAAACATTTGCATTAGATGTATACGAACTAAATTGGGATCATCTTGCTATTCAAAATATAGGCAAAGGCCAATTGCAAATTAAGAATATGACAAAGTTTTTGGAGTCTCCTGTAACTACATTAACCAAAGAAGAATGGCTTGCTCAATTAAAAAAAGAAGCTATCGAATTTTATGAAAAAGTGCAAAAGGATTCTAAAAAAAGACAACAAGAATGGCAAAACTGGGACCCACCTAAAATATAATATACTCTGATTCGGCACTTGTGCAGACCTGTAAATAATGTTATACTGCTGCTGTAGTAGATTTAACCAGGAATTGCAATGAAATATATTTTAACAACACCGGATGGTAGAGTCTTTGAGTTTTACGTCAAAGGAGCAGCAGAATTATTTCGCAAGGTACACGGTGGTGTTGTAACTATACAACAACCAGTCAAAGAACCCTTACGCTTGGTTGCATAAAAACAACACTTTTTGGTTGCAGTAAAATCCCTAATTTGCTATAATACTTGTATTGTAGTTAAAAAGGAGTTACAAAAATGGGTTTCGAAACAGTAGTATTACATCGTGTAGAGTCAATTTTAGGCGAATCACGCAAAGCCTGTTTCTACAATGGCAGTCTTTTTGTAGAATGTTCCGAAGAAAAACTCCAAGAAGTTTACGATGAATTGTCATTGACCTGCGGTTCAATCGAACTTAACGGCCCTGTTGCAGGCGAATATATAATTGATTTTGTTGCATAAAAACAACACTTTTTGGTTGCAGTAAAATCGCAGATTTGTTATAATACTTGTATTGTAGTTAAAAGGGAGTTACAAAATGTCAAAAGCAAACGAAATCAAAATGTACGGCGGGTTAACTGAGCAACAAATTCGTGATCAATATGTGAATAGCATCACTGCAAAATGTTCAGGTCTTGAAATGGTTGTTG